ATGAGTGGATGGGTTCATGTGAGTTTTTCGTTGATAAATAACAGGAAACAAAAGTTTGAAATAGGATGAAATAGGATGAAATTATGAACAATAAGATAACAATGATTGAATTTAGAGCTTGGTTATCTGGTATTGAAGATATGCAACCAGATGATTGGTCTCCAAGTCGAGATCAATGGATTAAAATTCGTGCGAAGATTGATAGTGTTGAGGGGTTAGGCACATCTATTGATCAACTCGTTCAACAACGAGTAAACGAACAATTACAAACTGTAAAGCAACAAGCTGACATTGCAAATCGTCGATCGAGTGTGTCAGCTTCCCCATCAGCAGTACCACCAGGATTTATTTCTGGTGAGATACCACTCGATCGAGCAGATGCTCCTCTAATGCCACCACCATCAGCATTTGCGAACCTTCCAGAACATCTTCGACCGACGAATCTTCCAAAGATGTCAACTACAATGCCAACAGGTGGTCCTACTGCTCGTGTTGATGCACCACCATCACTTGGTGGACTCGGGAATGAGACTACCCCATCAGACTTATCTGGAGCCAATTATCAACCAAGACAGTTTTTATGATGTACACATCTCTAACAGATAGAAAACTCTGGTTTGATGGGTCAACAACAGTTGACCCATCTGTGTTACTTGACCTTGTCAAACGTAAACGAAATTTAGACAATGTATTTGTTAGTTCTATCAATACTGAACTTGATAAGTACAATAAACTTGTTGGGGTTGATAAACGAATTACTGTAAAACCACATTGTAACGATCTAGACTTCTCGTGGAACATACCTGAAAAGTACAAGACGCTCGATGTCGTTGATTATATTGTAACAAAGTTCTATTCAGAGTTTCACTTTGATGGGTTGACAGTAGCAGAAATTGAGAAAAGAGAACTACGGATCGCACAAGAATTGGAGTTATATAAACAACACAATTTGTACAATGTTTTGAGATTGATGGTGTATATTATAGATACCTTCAAGACACATAATATTGTTTGGGGTGTGGGTCGAGGAAGTAGTGTGTCCTCCTATGTGTTGTACTTACTTGAAGTTCACGATATTGATAGTGTTGAACACGATTTGGATATTGAAGACTTCATAAAACCCTGAATAAATAATTACGACCTAGGAGTGTAATTATGGCACGTCGTATCGTTCGTAGTGCAAGAGGCATTGAAGTAGACTTCGACCTCTTGAGAATTAAAGCACAACTTGAAGGAGCTACTATATCTGGAGCTCAAGAACTCATCTTGCAAAAAAGTGAGGATCTAACAGCACGTCGACAGAGACGCAAAAAGCGTACAAAAGACACAACTGTCGTAGCTGTAGCACCGATTGAAGTTGATCCAAAGTTATCACAAGAAACAAAGTAAAAGGGAATTTTATATGTTGGCACCAGTCGGTGATAATATTCTGTTCGCATTCTACGATGGTATCGTTGGTGGGAAATTTACAGAAAGAAGAGAAAGTGGGATTTTATTGATCCCGGATTTTCAAAGATCAGCAACTCACTGTCGATGGGGTAAGGTTATCGCTTTTGGGTCTCGTATCACAGATGACCGCATTAAACCAGGCGTTGATGTTTTAATTGCACCACTACGATGGACTCCTGGAATGTCATATGACGATATTAAGATTTGGCGGACAACGTACCAAGATATTGTAGCAATCGACGGAGATAGTCTACAATAATTCTTCTGTCAATATCTGATCAATCATATCCATGTTCTTGTATGGTATCCTAATAAGCTGGATATTTTTACTAGCAGCATATTGTGTTTTAATGGTGTCTCTTTGTTTTGATCTTACAAAACCTTCTTCTGTCTTATGCCATCTCTGAACAAATTTCTGATGCTGAAGACCGTCGAATTCCACTAAGATATTATGATCAGGCAAATAAAAGTCATATCTATAGTGTGCCTTTTTTGTAATGTTTGTCAAATCCTTTGGACTATATTGAGGAATAAACTTAATATTGTTACTTTCAAGAAACGCCCGAATTCGTTTTTCCCCCTTTGAAGTTGAACATATTGGACATCCAGTATTACTATGTAGATGAATTGTTGGTAAAGTTTTCCATGGACCATGAAATGGACAAATTATTACCACGGGTGTTGTCATATTTTGGTAAACAACTTGACTGTAATCAAAATCGTAACTATGTATCGTTTGTGCTCTCACAACAAACTGTTCTGTTGATAATCTGGCACGATTAACGCACCACGGACAGCCCGATTTTCGAATAATATGATTTTTAGGAGTCTGATCAAATTTTCCATGCAATGGGCAAACAATTGTGACTTTTGTGTCACTATTTTTATAGTCTACAAAGTCATAAGAGTATTTTGTTCTGTGTACCTCAATAGCATCTCGTATAAAGTCGACAGTTGTCTTCTTTTTATTCCCATAACACTGTGGACAGCCTTGTCGTAAGCTTATATGAGAGACTGGTGCTTGTTTAAACTCACCGTGAACATAACAAACGATTGTGACTTTCACGTGTGTACCTTTATATACGACACGTGAATAATCATACTTATCACCGTGAACGTTTTTACATTCGCTTATAAGTTGTGTTAATGACTTTAGTTTGTTCATATATAGGACAGGGTATTTTTGATTATTTATCATAACCAGCAAGGAATACAATGATATTTATTTCTATGTTAGTTGCAGTGACCCTTTCGCTTGCAACCATTTCGGCTTTTTTTAGTGTATGGGGATTGGCGCACACTTTTGGTGGTATATTTTGGTCCATCGTGATAATGGGAATAGTACTCGAGTGTGGAAAATTAATTACAGCCTCTTTTTTGTATAAGTTCTGGAATAAAATCTTTTACAGTTTAAAAGCATACTTAGTAACGGCAGTTATATTGTTGATGGTAATTACCGCAATTGGACATTTTGGATATCTCAGTGCTGGCTACCAACAAGATACTATTAACTATAAAGATACAACTACTCAAATTCAGTTACTTCGAGAAGAACAAGCGACATTGCAACAGAGAAAGAAAGAAATTGATGCTCAAATAGCACAACTTCCTCCCGAGTATGTTCGTGGTCGTCAAAAATTGATTCAATCGTTTGCAAGTGAAACAAAACAAATTAATGCAAGACTACCACAAATTACGACCGAGATTCAGAAACTAAGTTCAGATGTTATCAAGGTAGAAGCTCATGTAGGTCCAATTATTTACATTGCTCGTGCTTCAGGAATGACAATTGATGATGCAACAAAATGGCTAATTTTAATGTTGATCATAGTATTCGATCCACTAGCTGTTGCTTTAACAATTGCAACAAACATCGCGATTAAGGTTAGACAGGAAGAGAAGTCTTCACTGGATGTCTTAAAGGCATCATATGCAGAGGGTCCATCTGTACCAGTCAATAATCCACTTACAATAGTTCCTGATTTGTTTTTAAACGAACCCCAAAAATCACTTATTGATACTGGTACTTCTGTGAAACCGTCGCCATTAGAACTTAATTCCAATGACAATGGTGAAGTATCATTTGATGAACCCGAACCCGACATTGTTGAGCTAGCTGAAGTTAAGCAACAACCAGTTGAACAACCAGAAAGAATTACTAATGTTGAAACTACTGATATACCACTTCTTATTGCCGAACTTGAACTTCTTAATAAACAACCAATACTATCATCGCAAGATATCACCCTCAAACATCAGATTGAGGCACATCTAGAACAGCATAAAAAGCACCACGAAGAACAAAAGTCAAAGGCTGTAAGAAGAATTCGTAGGTCTTCATTAACTCCATAACCCTCTTGATTTTCCTTTTATTTTCCTGTAAGATTATTTGATATAATCTTATCTAGAACAATAATATGACAATAACACCACAAAATTTCAAACAAAGTACAGAAATTTCATCAGTAGGTTTAGAAAAACTATGGGTCGAGAAATATCGACCAAAAGACTTATCAAGTTACCTATTCCAATCAGAGCAACATCGCAAGATCATACAGAAGATGATCGATCAAAAAAGTATCCCACACTTATTACTCTCGGGTGTACCTGGATCGGGGAAAACAACACTCGTCAGAATCCTTCTTAAAGAACTTGGTGTTAACCTTATTGACCATATGCAAATCAACGCATCTGATGAGAATAATGTTGATACAATTCGAGACAAGATTAAAGGATTCGTTACAACCTTTGCACTTGGTGATTTTAAGGTAGTTGTTCTAGAAGAAGCCGACTACATTACGCCAAATGGCCAGGCAATTCTTCGTATGTTAATGGAAGAATACGTCGATACAGCACGATTCGTCCTCACGTGCAACTATGTTAACAAGATCATTCCTCCAATTATTGGAAGATGTCAGGAATTAAGATTCAAAGCATTCAATACAGACGAGATAGCTGAACTTGTTGCAAGAATCCTACTTGCGGAAAAAGTTCAATTCAACCTCGATGATGTTGACAAATATATTGCTGTTGGTTATCCAGACATTCGAAAGATCATAAATTCGATCCAGCTTGGAACAATTAATGGTATTTTACATTCTCCAACATCGACATCTGCAGAGACAGGTGATTACAAACTACAACTACTCGATTTAATCGAGGTTGACGGATGGATTGAGGCACGAAAGGTTATCTGTGGAACCGTAACAAATGGCGAATGGGAGGATGTATACAGATTTCTTTATGAGAATCTACACCGTTCAACAAAATTTGCCAAGACAGACAAGTGGGAAGAAGGTATCACAATTATTGCTGAGCACCTATATAAGCACGGGATTTGTGCGGATGCAGAGATCAACACGGCAGCAATGTTAATTAGACTGGGACAAATATGACACGTGAACAACTTGATACGTTTCTAGCAGACTACAAAGCAATTTGTGTAAAACACAAACTGTATATTTCTTCTTGTGGTTGTTGTGATTCACCGTGGGTGAGTTCAACATACCAAGACATCGATACACCGATCGAACAGAAGATACAACATCTTATTGACCATCTTATTAGCCAATTTGAAGATTTGCAAGAACAGAAATTAGAACAATCGAAATGAAAACACTGTACACTTCATACTTTGGTAGAGCGAGCAGACACCCGAGAGCAATATCAATAAGTGCAAAATCACCACCAGGATTTCCTGGTCGAAGGATTGTTAAACTTGCCCCAACATGGGATATGTTGAGAAGATACAAGAATGACAATTTAGGAAAGAACGATTACACAATTGAATACCTTAACAAACTTCGAGGTGTACCAGAGACAGTAGCGGTACCAACACTTGCACAAGATATTGCTGATCTATTTGAAGATGGTGACATCATGTTATGTTATGAAAAGACAGGATCATTCTGTCATAGACATATTGTTGCAGCACTATTAAATGAAGGTGGGACTGCAGAAGTATACGAACTAGATGAGAATTTACAACCATATGAGAGAAAGATAACATTCGAAGATGTTGTCACAATGTTTGAGAGAGACATACAATGGGAACAAGCAGCTTAGTCCGCATAAAGAATGGAGATAATAAGATACTGGTAACAATCTATCGCCAATCTGATGGATTTCCAACCGGAATGGGAAACGACTTACTTAAGATCCTTAATAATGGGTACTGTACAATTGTTGATGGAATTCAATCAGGACAAAATATACCAAGGTACTTTAACGGAATTGAATGTCTCGCAGCACATGTGGTTCGTCGTCTAAAGGAAGACATCGGAAACGTTTATATCTATCCTGTTGACTCAGAAGATGAACTATATGTATACACGTTGTCAGAAGTAGACTCTCAAGTGTGGATGACTATTTTTGCTGATTTAGAAATCTATAATGGACCATTAAAGGATTTTAATGCAGGACAGGTCGAACGAGAATACTACAAACAATACGAGAATGAGGAATAAAATGTCAAGAACTAAAAAACCAGAAAATGAAACTGAAGAACAACTTCATATGAGAAAAATTCTCGAAGCTGTTGCTAATCATGCTACTCGTCCTGAAAAGACTGCTTGGCAGAGAAAACGTGACAACATGGAAGAACTAGTTAAGCGACTACAACCTCTAGAAGAAAAGCTGATCGATCTCCACTTTAAGATGCTACCAATCAAGGATGAAGTTGCTGAACTTAGACTTGAAATGGTTGAAGAATGTGTTCATCCATACGATTTGTTGATTTTTAAGACAGATGATGACGGCGAATATGTTGATTGTAAGTTCTGTAACAAGAAATTGAGACCAGTATAACATACTATAGTTAAAACACTTACCAACATATGGCAACACAATACAAGACCGATATATTTGAGGTTCTAGGAAATCTCAACAAAAAGAACCATCAGTACTATACTGGTCTTACAGAAGAAGAACAGAAAAGTATAGCTCCTCTCGTTCTTATGAGATGGCTTTCTGGAACATCAAATCCACTCCAGGTGATTCTTCTTAACGAACTTGTCAATCCATATGTGTTCTCTTTGCAGAAACATAAACAACTATTGTTTGATCTAATGTGCACATGCACGCCTGGAAAGTTCTATAAGTATACATGGTTAAAGACAAGTACAGGACGACGGAAGAATAGACCACAAGCGGTTGAAATACTTTGTCGTCAGTATGACTATAATACAGTCCATGCAACAGAAGTCCTTCCCCTATTTTCTGATGAAGAGATTATTTCATTGGCAGAGGGTCTTGGATACCAAAAAGAAGAAATAACAAAACTAAAAGTCGAACTCAAGAAGTGACAATCCAAGATTTCGCTGACAAGTTTCAGTGTAGTTTCTGCTTTTCTACGTTTGTTGATGAGGATAGATATCTCAAACACAAATGTACACAAATGCTACGACAAGAGGAGTTTAAGACTCCACGTGGTCAAGCAGCGTGGTCATATTATCAAAAATGGTTCAAGTTTCAACAGAAGAAAGTTCCAACAGCTTCTGCGTTCCTCAAGTCCAAGTATTATCTTTCATTTCATAGATTTGTCGACTTTGTTCGCAGAGTGCATCTAACTGATACGGATCTGTTTGTCAAGATGATGATTGACAAGCAGTATCCCCCACCAATGTGGACAAATGATGAAGTATATGCAATGTATCTTGAGTTCATTGACAAATCGGTTCCACCAACAAAATTAGCAGAGATTACTGTCCGTACTCTGTTTGATCTTTCTGAAACCTTTAATTGTTCTGTTACTGATGTGTTTCTCTACCTAACAAGTGGAGAGGTACTTCAATTGATTCGTGAACACAAATTAACACCGTGGATTCTACTCAGAAGCCACAAGTTCAAAGAGTTTCTTATCTCACTAGATGAGAACGAACAAAAACTCTTTGAGTCACTCGTAAGAGCACCTTATTGGATGTATAAATTCGATCAGAATCGTCAAGTTGTCGATTGGATGGACATCTGTGTAGAAGAGTTGAGAATCTAATGGGTTAGTAATAAATATCTGTGAACCAATGTGTTTACGGAGATATTGCTAACTATGGCAACACCCTATGTAATCAATTTTACCTCACTACCTACTGAACCTACACTAACTGGAAAGACCCCGTTTATAATTGCCATACGAGACCTCAATGGTCCTTCCAGGCTGCTAGATATCCCACCAGGTAGTGCAAATACACCTCTCGACCTTCCTGGTTCAGACAGAAATCGCTATGGTGAAAAAGTAGACGAAAGTCTTGTTCGTCTTTTAGAGAACTTCGCAAGTCCTACTGCTTCTCCTCCTACTGCTCCCACAGTTGGTCAATTGTGGTTTGATTCAACTAAGCAAAATCTAAAAGTCCGTATTGGTAGCACTATTCCCTTAATTGCTCCTGCCTGGGTAGAACTTTTACGTCCTGGTGTTGCTGCAACAGCGGATATTAACATGGGTGGATTCAAGATCACGAATCTTGGAGCTCCAACAGTTGGAACTGATGCAACAAGAAAAACGTATGTTGATAGTTCAACGGTATCATTTACTGGTACAGATGTATCAAGCTCATCATCTGCTACGGTTAATGGTACTGCTGGTGTCCTTGCATTAGTTAACGTCGGTACTCCTGTTGTAGCGTCATTCGTTAAAATAACAACTGATACTAAAGGTAGAGTTTCGGCAACTACACCCGTCGTTGCTCTTGACATTACCTCACTCGTTGACGCTACTTATGTGAACGTCGGTGGTGACACAATGACTGGTGTCTTAAACACATCAGCAAACATTAATCTCACAGGAGCTGCCCAAGTTGTACTGCCAAATACTCCTACTTTAGGTACACACGCAACAAATAAGACGTATGTCGATAGTCAAGTGGCAGCTACAATCCCTGCAGGTGCAATTATAGACTTCGGTGGAAATGTTGCACCAACAGGATGGTTGAATTGTGATGGATCTTCTCAATTAACAGCTACATATCCAGTACTATTCACTGCAATTGGATACACATGGGGTGGTTCTGGTGCAAACTTTAATGTTCCAAATCTAAACGGTCGAACAACTGTCGGGCTTGGAGTCTCAACTCTTGTTGAAACGTTTACAGCAGGTGCCGTTAATACCGTCTCTGATACAGCCACAGTTGGATCAAACTTTGCAGATCATTGGGTAACGGGAATGACTGTTGTAATTACAGATGCTGTTGGAGGTTCAACAGCACCAACTACATCTCCTGCTGGTCTATTAGACTTCGGTGATACTGTATACATAATTCGTAACGGTACTACATCAGTTAAATTCGCAACATCACTTGCCAATGCTCAGAATGGAACAGCAATAAACATAACAGCAACTGGTTCTGGTACTTTTGCAATTACCTACACGGGTCCATATAGTAGAACCCTTGCTACACTTGGGGGAGAAGAAGCTCACGCAATGAGCAGTACAGAGCTACTAAGCCACACACATACATATCAACGTGGTGATCCGGGTGGGGATGCTGATAACGGTGGTGCTAACGGTACAATTTTCTGGACAACACAATCTACTGGAGCCACAGGTGGAAACGCAGCAATGAATATAATGACTCCATATGCTGTAGTACGAAAGATTATCAAAACCTAAGGATAAACTATGGCAGTATCATCATACCTAATTAATTTCACATCACCACCATCAGAACCAACACTGACTGGTAAAACACCATTCATTATTCTTCCTGGTCAAATCGATGGTCCTGATCGTCTTGAATCTTTGCCACCACAACCAGATAAAGCGCATACTTCACTTTCACTTCCTGGTGAAGGTGCTTTGAGATATGCCGAAAAGATAAATGAAAATTTAGTACGGCTTCTTGAGAACTTTGCTGCACCAACTCCTCCCATTCTCGGAACAATTGGTCAACTGTGGTTTGACTCTGCAAACAACGTTATTAAAGTCTATGATGTTAACCAAGATTGGGGGTTCGTGAGTAGTGGTACACAACTATATGAATTTAATATTGTATCTGCTGACGATATTACAGATGTATTTGTGGTTGAAGGAGATGCGACAGAACAATTAGTACCAGGTGCAGAGTTCCAAGTAACTGGCACCCCATCAAACGATGGTACTTACATCGTTTTGCCAACTCCAACATATAATGCTGTTCTCGATCAAACAACCGTTAGTGTCGCTAGTGTTCCTGTTGCACAATTAGGACCTGGCCCTGGCACGGTTATAATCACTCCAGCACCATTAGCACCATCAATTGGACAGCTTTGGTTCAACATACTAAATCAACAATTATACGTATGGAACGGTAGTGCATGGTTGAATGTTCTAAATTATGATCCAAACGTTGGTGCCTTCGATGCTGAAAGCCAACGAATTTCCAATGTTGATGTTCCAATTAACCCACAAGATGCAGCAACAAAAGCATATGTCGACAGTGGAGTAGGACCAGTTGCAGGAAAAGTCGCCAAAGCAGGTGATACAATGACAGGTGATCTCGTCCTTTTTGGTGGTGCACCTGCAACATCTGCAAGTGCTACTCCGAAAAGTTATGTCGACAATCTCGTTTCGCTCGCTTCTTTACAATCAACTCTCAATCCTGTTTATGTTAATGTATCTGGCGATACGACGACTGGATTCTTGATTCTTAATGCGGATCCAGTAAATCCACTTGGTGCTGTAACAAAACAATATGTTGATGCCGCTGCAGCATCGTCATCGCCAGCAGGAGCAATTATAATGTTTGCTGGTGCTGTAGCTCCATCTGGATGGCTAATGTGTGATGGGTCTTCTAAAGTAGCAGCAACATATCCAGTACTATTCACTGCAATTGGATACACATGGGGTGGTGCAGGTCCCAATTTTAATGTACCAAATTTTAATGGTCGTTCACCAGTCGGTGCTGGTTTAGGAAATACAGCAGAAGGTGGAGGATCTGGTACGAGTCGTTCTTTGACTGCTAGTGGTGGTGCAGAAACACATACTCTAACGACACCTCAAATTCCGGCACATACACACGGGTACTCACGATATGGCGGATTGTTTACAGCAGATGCAGCTGATGATGTAATAAACACATGGTCTGGAGTAGCAACAATACAAACTTCGTCTGCTGGTGGTGGTGGATCGCATAATAATATGCACCCATTCTTGACAGTGAACTTCATTATCAAGACATAAGTATTAAATACATGGTTAACAGGAAACAATAAATGCCTTTACCAAATCCGACATATGCAATCAACTTTTCAGACCCTCTGAAACTACCTATTATAGTTCCATCATTTCGTACAGATGGTACTCTATCTCCATCTGATCCAACGCTTGATGGAACAGCAGTTAATGCATCAACACCAATTATATTCTATGGGCGTGGACATGGAGTATATGGTGAGCGATTCCAAGAGAACATGCTCAACATTATGGAGAACTTTGCTAATACAAGTCCTCCTGTAAATGGCATTGAAGGTCAAACGTGGTATAATACAACAAGTTCACTACTTCATGTTTTTGACGGTGCTGATTGGTCGACAACATCAACCCCAAATCACTATAGTTTTACTGTCGTTTTGATTATCACATCTTCATCGGCTATCGTAATTGATGGTAAACACGATACGTTACTTCCTGGTGGTCAAACGATTTCTGTTAAGAATACAACATCAAATGATGGTACATATGTCGTTAGTGCTTCTTCCTTTAATGGCACTCTTAATCAAACTACTCTTTTCGTAACACCTGGGGTTGTTAACGAAGGTCCTGGTGGTAATGTATTTTATGTTTTGATTCCAGTAACTCCTTTGCTTGGCCAATTCATATTTGATCCAGTAACAAATGAATTATCTGTTTATGATGGGTCTATATTTGTTGATGTAATCCTTGCCAATGGTGTTTCCCCAATGACAGGATCGCTAACACTTAGTGGTCCTCCAACATTACCACTTCATGCAGTAACGAAAACATACGCAGATACAACTTTTGTAAATGTAACTGGTGACACAATGACTGGTACCTTGACAATGTCAGGTGGTGGTGTCCAGGTTGTTCTTCCTAATGCCCCTACATTAGGTACACACGCAACAAATAAGACGTATGTTGACAACCTTGTTTCACTTGCGTCACTACAGGTTACATTAGATCCTGTATACGTAAATGTATCTGGTGACACAATGACTGGTACCTTGACAATGTCAGGTGGTGGTGTCCAGGTTGTTCTTCCTAATGCCCCTACATTAGGTACACATGCAACAAATAAGACATATGTTGATGCAGCAGTTGCAGGTGGTCCAGACACATACGTAACGAGTGTCTCGTGGAATCCAGTAACATATTATTTGACAATTACACAATCTGGCGCACCTACGCCATTTAACACAGATCTTAGTCACGACCACATTGCTGATGATGTCGTATACACTTTATCGCCTGGATCAATTTACAACTATTACAACAATGATCTATTTGAACTTCCACCATCAACACCGCTTGGATTTCCAACAACTGTTACAGGTACAGAAGCATTCGATGCACTCGATGCGATAAAGGCACCAATAGACTATCCAGAATTTCTTGGTAGTGCATCAGTATTAGCTGCACACCATATTATTGGCGTAGATATCACAAACGATATATTCTACATTCCTGGAAACTATACCGTATTTTTCCCATCAGGTGATACGTTTGCTGTTATAAATTCAACAGCAAATGATACTACATGGACAGTATTTAATTCAACATGGGCTCAAATAACACTATCTGCTGCAATCGTTTCAAGTACGGCACCAAGTACATTTACCGTTGGTCCAGGTAACTATACAGCAGTCTTTACTCCAGGTAGACAATTTACTGTTGCAGGTACTGCAACTAATAATGGTACATATACCGTTGTTTCGTCCGTATTCTCAACCCCCAACACAGTCATCACTGTTACCTCTGTTGCTGTTAACACATTGGGTGCTGGTGGTACAGCAAGTTTTCAAACTACTGTTCCTCCTATTCTAGATATTGATGCAACGACTGATACATTTACAATTGGTCCAGGCAATTTTACAACAACATTTACAGCAAACAGAATTTTCGAGATCGCCAATTCAACTGCACCTTCAACCAACGATGGAACATGGATTACATCAAGCTCTGCATTTACCAGTGGCAATACAGTGATTACCGTTATGACTGGTGTTCCTTCAGGATATCGGGATGCTACCACAATTGACGACACAGAAGTAACACCAACAGGTTACATCAATATAAATCACACACTGATTGAAACAGTTGAAAATATTACTGATTCGACTCCAGATGGTACCGTTACAAAACCATTCGTTGCATCTCTACCAGCACAAGTAATTACAAAAGAATACACAGACGATCTTGCAAACTTTACAACATACGAGACAATTATAGCAGCAGGAGCATTATCAGAATTTGTCCGTGTAAGTCAGTTGGAAGTTTCTGGTGGTGGAGCTATTACACT